CTTCTGGTGGTTATGCCAGTAGTAGTTCTAACAGAAACATAATAGACAAATTTAATTTTAGTACAGATGGTAATGCTACTGATGTAGGCGACTTAACAGTTAGTAGATGGTATACATATGCTGGTCAATCATCTCGAACAGATGGTTATACTTCTGGTGGAACTGGTTCTCCTGTGGGTTCTAATGTAATAGATAAGTTTAGTTTTAGTTCAGATGGAGATGCAACAGACTTTGCTGACTTAACAGTTGCTAGACAAGGTAATGCAGGACAACAATACTAAGGAAAATAGATGGTAGTTTTAATATTTTATTGTAATTTAATTAAGGAGAAGTTTTATGAATGAAGAAGTAGAAAAAAGTACAGAAGAAAAATCAACAGAATTAGTTGTACGATCTTTCGGAGCAATCGTAGAACATAAATCTTATGGCGGTAAATCTTTAGTTGAAAATTTAAAGAACGCAGATTTAGCTGCAAAGAAAGTCCAATACACAGAACGCATATGGGATAGGTCAAGAAGTCAATTTATGATTAAGAACTTGACTTGTTCTCAGGCAGATGATTGGACAAGACTCCGACAAATCTCAGCTGAGATGTGTCGTAAGCGACAAGCTCTTAGTGAAGCCAAGTTTGGTTTCATGGAAACACAAGTCAAGATCAAGATGAAACGGAGAAAGATTCTTGAAGAAGATGACGATTTGAAACGAGAGTTGTTGGAAGTACAGACAAACAAACTAGAAAACTCAAGTGCAGAAGTTCTTGTTAAAGTTGAAGGTGCATTAAAAGAGATTGAAACTCTTGCAAAGATGCATGATGATCTTAAAGAAAGAATGGGAGATATTACTGAGGAAGAATTTGAAAAGGCTCAAGTTAAATCTCATATCAAAAGAGCCATGACACAAGCTACCCGGGAAGTTCGTGAGAATGGAATAATTAAATGTGGAAATCAAGAATATCTTGAACAAGTAGGCGTTTGTGTCTCTAGTGCAAAACGTGAAATTGATAAATACTTAATGCAAGAGAGAGAAACTGGTATTGCCAATACATCTTTACTTCATTCGTTTGTAGATGATTTTGCAGATAGATATGAACCAGTTGCAAAACAACAGGCAGACTTTTTAGGATTTGATCTTGATGCAGATAGTAACTTAACTTTTACACCACGATTACCAGAAAGTAATGGTGTTAAGCATAACACAGATAGTGAAACATAATTTAACAATGGAGGTTTTATGGAACAGAATGAATTTGATGAAAAAATAAAGTATGCACAAAATGTAATCAATATTTTACAAACAAGATTGAATGAAGCGATTGCACAAAATGTTCAGTTAGAAGCAACAGTAACAATATTAAAACATCAATTAGAAGAACATCAACAGGAACTAAGTAATGCCGATAGTACTCAAACCGAAGAAAAGTGAGACCGCTTCATCAGTACCAACGACAAGTGATTTAGCTGTTGGTGAAATCTGCATGAATGTTGTAGATAGAAAGATATACACTAGAAAATCTGATAATTCTATTGTTGTTGTTGGGAGTCATATTGATGCAGCTGTTGGTGGTGATTTAACTGGTACAGTCAGTAATGCACAGATAGCTGCAAATGCAGTAACATCAACAGAGATAGCTGCAAATGCAGTAACATCAACAGAGATAGCTGCAAATGCAGTAACTTCTACCGAACTTGCAAATAATTCAGTTGGTATAACACAATTGAATGTTGCTGATGGAAATAATTTACAGGTACTTACAACTAATGGTTCTGGTACTCTTTCGTGGACAAATAAGACAGATGCAACGATTGGTGCAAATACAATCGGTATTACTGAAATTGATGTTAGTGATGGTTCAGCAGGACAATTTCTTTCAACCAATGGTTCGGGTACTCTTTCGTTTGCAAGTGTATCAATAGCTGCAAACTCAATTAATGGTACACATATAGCACTTGGTTCTGATGCAGCTGGTGATGTCATGTATTATAACGGAACTAATTATGTTAGACTTGCAAAAGGATCTAATGGTGAAGTATTAACACTTGCTAGTGGAGTACCAAGTTGGGCTGCTGATTCTACAAATGTTGGTGGAACATCAGTTGGTGGTGATTTAACGGGTACAGTTTCAAACGCATCAATCGCAGCTAATGCAATTGACGGAACTCATATTGCTCTTGGTTCTGATGCAGCAGGTGACATCATGTATTATAATGGTACTAATTATACACGATTAGCAAAAGGTACAGCAGGACAAGTATTAACAGTAAACTCTGGTGCGACTGCTCCTGAGTGGGCTGCAGACTCAACTAATGTATCAGGCACTTCTATGGGTGGTGATCTTGGTGGTACTGTTGGTAATGCAACAATATCTGCTAATACAGTTGGTATTTCAGAATTAAATGTTTCAGATGGATCAAACGGACAAGTATTAAAAACAAACGGATCTGGTACTCTTAGTTTTACAACACCCGGAGTATCAGAAGCAACGGCAACTTCAAAAGCTGTTACAATGGCAATTGCATTAGGATAAAACTATGGCATATCCAGACTCAAGAATTACAACACGAGCACTTTTAAAAGAATATTGTCTAAGACGATTAGGTCATCCTGTTATCGAAATTAATGTGGATGAAGAACAATGTGATGATAGAATAGATGATGCACTAGAATTTTTTGCAGAATATCATTTTGATGGTGTTGAAAAAGTTTTTCTTAAACACACGATAACAGCAGATGATATTACAAATGAATATATTGCCATGGATGATCCAGCGAGTCCAGTAGGAGGTCCTGTTATTGGTGTTCGTAGAGTGTTACCTGTTCCAAATTTTAATGCATTTCAAACTGGTTTCTTTAATGAAGAATTCCAATTACGTTTGCAAGATTTGAATACCTTTACTGGAACTGGAATGATTAATTGGACAATGAGTTTACAAAACTTTCAAATGGTTGATTACTTATTTACAGTATCAGCTACTGTTCTTTTTAATCGTAAACAAAACAGATTATATCTTGAAACAGATTGGGCAAATAAATTTAAAGCAGATGATATTCTTATTGTCGAGTGTTATCGTGTTTTAGATCCTTCACAATATGCAGAAGTATATAATGATGTATTTTTAAAAAAATATGCAACTGCATTGATTAAAAGACAATGGGGAGAGAACTTAAAGAAGTTTGAAGGAGTGCAACTTCCGGGTGGTGTTACACTCAATGGTAAAACAATTTATGATGAAGCTATAGATGAAATTAATAAGATAGAAGAAGAAATGAATCTTAAATGGGAACTTCCACCTGACGGGTTTATAGCATAATGGCAACTAACTTATACTTTCAAAACGTAACATCTCATGCAGAACAAGAGTTGATAAACTCCTTAACTAGTGAAGTAATACAGATACACGGCATAGATGTATTTTATATTCCACGAACTTTAGTTAAAGAAGATTTACTTCTTGGTGAAGATGTATTGTCTAAATTTACTACTGCATATGAAATTGAGATGTATCTTAAATCAACTGAAGGATTTGGTGGTGAAGGTGATTTGGTTAGTAAGTTTGGTTTGGATGTTCGTGATGAAGTTATTTTTACAGTTCACAAAGATCGTTTTGAACTTGCAACAGATATGTCAAAACCATTGGAAGGAGATTTAGTTTTCTTACCACTTAATAAAGGATTGTTTGAGATTAAGTTTGTTGAACATGAACAACCATTTTATCAAGCAGGTAAAAATTATAGTTTTGATATTACTTGTGAGTTATATCAATACAGCGAAGAACAGTTGGAAACTGGTATTTCTGATATAGATAATATTGAAAAAGAACAAGGTTATACAATTGATCTTGTAATGACTGCTGGTGGTAGTGGTACATTTTCTATTGATGAAGCAGTTTATCAAGGTCCTAGTTTAGCCAATTCAACATTTAAAGGAATGGTTGTTAGTTGGAATGCTACTACAAGAGTATTAAGACTTAATGATGTTTCGGGTAGTCTAGCAGCCGTTGCAACTACTGGTGCAATAAGTGGTGCTGTATGGTCATTATCGTCTACTACTGATTCGACAGGTAAGGCTGACTTAGATCAAGTATTACCAACAGATCCTAATGCTGATAACTTAGAGTTTGAGATTGAAGCAGATTCAATTCTTGATTTTTCAGAAAATAATCCATTTGGAGATGTAAGGTAATATGTTTGGTACTTATTTTTATAATAAGAATATACGAAATATTGTTATATTGTTTGGTACAGTATTTAATGATATTAGTGTAAAACGTACAAACGCTTCTAATGTTGTTCAAGAAGAAATTAAAGTACCTATAGCTTACGGACCTGCTGAAAAGTTTTTGGTAAGATTAAGAGAAACAACTGACATCAGTAAAGGTAAAATTGGACTTACTTTACCACGAATGGCTTTTGAGTTTACTGCTATTAATTATGATTCAACAAGAAAGTTAACAACTACAAAACAATTTAAAGCAGTTCATGCAACTGATGATACAAAATTAAAAAGAGTATACACACCAGTACCGTATAATTTTGATTTTACTTTAAGTATTATGGTAAAAAACTCTGATGATGGTACACAAATACTTGAACAAATTTTACCATTTTTTACTCCGGCATATCAAGTAACAATGAATGAGATGAGTACAGTTGGAATTAAACGAGATATACCAATTGTTTTTACTGGATTATCAACTGAAGATACTTATGAAGGAGATTTTGTAACAAGAAGAGCTTTGATACATACATTAACCTTTACAGTTCATGCATTTATGTACGGTCCTGTAGATGATATTGGAATTATTAAAGAAGTTGATATTGCTAAGTACGATCAAACAAATCAGGCTAACTTAGCTGTAGCACTAAGAGTTAAAGCGAGCAACACAGACATTAAACCAGATCCGACAACAGCTGATGCTGATGATGATTACGGATTTACAACAACTTATACGGAGAATTAAACAATGATTAAATTTACAGGAAGTGCCGGAAGTGCAGAATCGGCGGCGCCAGCATCTGGTTCTGCAACAAATTTAAACAATGCAACAATGGTGAGAGTTTATAATTCTCATGCGTCTACTGCATATTTAGTTACAGTTACAAATAAAGATGAAGCTGCTGTACTTGGGAGTTTTACACTAGGAGCAGGACAAGTAGAGTATGTAGATAAAAATATAACTGATGAAGTATTTGCAGCTAATGCGGCCATTAAATTATCATCTGTTATAGTAATGGGATAATTATATGAAGAAAACAACTGTTGAAAAATTAAATAAAGTATTGGATGTAACAGGCGATTTGATACCAGTTGGAAATAATAAAAAAACACCAGATGTTAAAATAACTGAAACAGATTTAGGTTCTGATTATGATTTTTCAAGAGATCAATATCATACTTTAGTTACTAAAGGCAATGAAGCTCTTGATGAATTGTTAGCAGTTGCAAAAGAATCAGAGTCAGCACGAGCATATGAAGTAGCTGCCATGTTGATTAGAAATTTATCTGATACAACAAAAGAACTTTTGCAATTACAGAAAACAAAAAAAGAGATTGAGAAAGATGTTAAAGATCCTCATACTGTAAATAATTCTTTATTTATCGGAAGTACAAAAGAATTACAAGATTTATTACTTGAGAATAAAAAGAATGGCAAAAGAAAATAGAGAAGATTCTTATTTAGGTAATCGACTATTAAAGCCGACAAATGTTCCTCAACAATTTTCTAAAGAGGAAGTTGAAGAATATGTTAAATGTCGTGATGACATTGTATATTTTCTCAAGAATTATGTGCAAGTAATTCATGTCGATCATGGTTTAATACCATTTGATCTTTATGATTATCAACAGGACTTAATTAATACTTTACATGAAAATAGATATGTTATTGTAAAAAGTGCAAGACAGTCTGGTAAATCTGTAACAAGTCTTGGTTATATTTTACATTATGTATTATTTAACAAGACAAAGATAGTTGGTATGTTGGCCAACAAAGCATCTACATCAAGAGAGTTGCTTGGAAGATTACAGACAGCTTATCAACATTTACCAAAGTTTTTACAACAAGGTATTGTTGAGTGGAATAAAGGAAACTTAGAACTAGAAAATGGTTCTAAGATAATTGCATCTTCTACATCTTCATCTGCTATTCGTGGTTACAGTTTTTCATTATTGTTCTTGGATGAGTTTGCTTTCGTACAAAGAACGATTGCTGATGCATTTATCAAATCAGTTTATCCTACGATTTCATCTGGTAAGGATACCAAGATTATAATGGTATCGACGCCTAATGGTTATAATCTGTTTTATAAATTTTGGAATGATGCTGTAGAAGGCAATAACCAGTTTAAGACATTCAAGATTCATTGGACTAGTATTCCAGAACGAGATCAAGAATGGCGTAAAAAGATTATATCTGATATTGGTGAGGAGGCATTTCGACAGGAGTATGAAGCAGATTTTCTGGGTTCTTCTAATACTCTTATATCATACGAGAAATTACAAGAATTGTCATATAATTCACCAATATGGTCAAAAGAAAGTCTGGATGTGTTTGAAGAACCAGAAATGGGAAAAACTTACGCTATAACAGTTGATACAGCACGAGGCCAGGGATTAGATTATTCTACCTTTTGTGTGTTTGATACGACTGAGGTTCCGTACAAAATAGTGGCAAAATACCGTGATAATATGATTGCACCGCTACTCTTTCCAAATATTATAAATAATATAGGAAAGAAATATAATGATGCCTATATTTTGGTGGAAAGTAATGATATTGGAGCGCAAGTAGCAGATGTATTACACCATGATTTAGAGTATGAAAATTTGCTTACTGTAGCATGGTATGGTAGACACGGTCAACAACTTTCAAGCGGACATAAAAAAGATATCTCTTACGGAGTACGAACAACTAAACAAGTCAAAAAAATTGGTTGTTCAAATCTAAAAAGTCTAATTGAAGAAGATAAGTTACTTATCTCTGATTATGATATTATTTCTGAGTTGACAACTTTCGTAACTGTTGGTGATACATTTGGTGCTGAAGAAGGTTCAAATGATGATTTAGTTACAACATTAGTTTTATTTGGCTGGATGGTAGATCAACAATATTTTAAAGAACTGAGTAATTTGAATATTAGAGAAAAGTTATATCAGACTAAAATGGATTCATTAGAAGATATGACAATTCCCTTTGGTATTATTGATGATGGATTGAATGATGAATATGAACTTATGCCTGATGGTACAAAATGGGAAAAAGTTCATATGGACAATTAATTAAAAATCTATATCAATATTAAGAATGTAAAAGGAGAATAAAAAATGGCTTTTCAAGTATCCCCCGGTATTAATATTACCGAACAAGATTTAACAACTGTTGTACCAAATGTAGCAACAGCAATTGGTGCATATGCTGGTGGTTTCCAATGGGGCCCAGTAGACGAACGCACCACAGTTACAACCGAAAACGAATTGGTTGATATTTTCGGAAAACCAGATGCAGCAACATATAAACATTTTTGGACCTGCGCAAATTATCTTGCATATTCAAATAATTTGATTGTTGTAAGATGTATAGAAACAGCAGCAATGAACGCAACGATTGGAGATAATGCACCAGCAGCAGCCGGAGTAGATGTATATAATGCAACTCATTATGATACTGTCACACCTGCAAATGATGTATTATTTATTGCAAAATACCCAGGTAATTTAGGCAATAGTTTAAAAGTAACAGTTATTGATTCTAATGCATGGTCAGACGCCACAGTTAATGCAGATTTTATTGCAAACTTTGATGGTGCGCCGGGAACATCAGCTGATGTACTTGCCGCGAATGGAGGTTCGGGTACATATAATGACGAGATGCACGTTCTTGTTATTGATGAAGATGGTCGGTGGACAGGAACACCCGGATATGTTTTAGAAAAACATGCTTATGTAAGTAAAGCCCGTGATGCAAAACGACATGATGGTTCATCTAATTATATTAAAGATGTTCTGCGTAATGAATCAAAATATGTATGGTTGGGTGATGTAACTCAACTTACTTCATTATCAGTTGCAGCAGGCAGAGATGCCGGACAACCAAAGGTTGGCGCAGCTTTCAAAACTTTTGATAGTGCCACAGCCTCTGAAGGTGTTCTTGGTGGGTCTATGGGATGGGGTGATGATGGTTATAGTTCTGCGACTGAAGCAGTTTCATATGCAAATCGAACAGCAGCAGGAAAAGGTTATAACTTATTTGCTACTCAAGAAGTTGTTGATGTTAATCTGATTCTCGGTGGAGAAACAGATGCTGGTACTAACACGACCTTAGCAGGTATGGTTGGACAAGGTTCAACAGAAAGAAATGACGCAATGGTATTTTTATCACCCGGTTATACTGCCGCTGTAACGACAAAAACAAATGCAGCTGTAATTGCTGATAAAAATATTTCTAATAATTATTGTGTTTATGATGGTGCATGGAAATATCAATATGACCGTTATCGAGATGTGTTTATGTGGGTACCGATGAATGGTGATACTGCTGGTCTTTGTGCTAGAACAGAATATACACAAGATGCATGGTGGTCACCTGCTGGTTTAACCCGTGGACAGATCAAGAATATTGTTAAACTTTCTTGGGAGCCTACGAAAGCAGATCGTGATGAATTATATAAAAGTAGTGTTAACCCTTTAATTAATGTGACTGGTTCTGGTGTAGTTCTTTGGGGAGATAAAACTGCTCAAGTTACTCCGACCGCATTTGATAGAATCAATGTACGAAGATTGTTCATTGTTCTGGAAAAAGCAATTTCTACCGCTGCTAAAGCAATGCTATTTGAATTTAATGATGTGTTTACACGCAACTCATTTGTAAATATGGTAACACCTTTCTTGAGAGAAGTACAGGGTAGACGAGGTATTACGGACTTTAAGGTAGTATGCGATGGTTCAAATAATCCGGGTAGTATAATTGATTCAAACCAATTTGTTGGTGATATCTTTATCAAACCAGCAAGGTCTATCAATTATATTCAATTGAATTTTATTGCCGCTCGTTCTGACGTTTCTTTTTCAGAAATCGGTGGTTAATCTTATAAATACTATAAAAACTTAAAGGAGTAATAAAATGGCAACAAATATACATGAGTTTCAAAGCAAGTTTAAAGGGGGAGTGCGACCGAATTTATTCGTATGTCGTGTTACACCTGCAACAGCTGGTTTACCAGACTTTGAGTTTCATTGTAAGGGAACATCATTACCTGCATCTACTATAGGCAATATTGATGTACCTTATCATGGGCGACAGTTAAAAGTTCCGGGAGATCGTACATTTGCAGATTGGACAACGACTGTATTTAATGATAGTGGTATGCTTATCCGTGGTTACATGGAAGAATGGATGGCAATGATACAATCACATGAATCAAATACTTCTCGGTTACCTTTTCCATATGGTTCAGCAACCGTTTCACAACTTCATAGAGATGGTTCAGATATGCGTAGTTATATTATCACTAGCATGTATCCTACAGAAGTTGCAGCTATTGACTTGGCATGGGATTCAAATGATGCAGTAGAAGAATATACTATTACTTTTGCAGTTAATCATTGGTTTGCTGGTCCTGGCACCGTAGCAAATGGTACTAGTTCTGGAAGTGTTCGTGGTGGAATTAGTGTTCGAGCTGATACGGATGGTAATATTGGTGTTATGGGTAATGTAATGGGAGTTATTAGTTAGTATTTAAATTGAATTAAGGGGGTGAGTTTCTCACCCCCTATTATTATGAATTTTTTAAAAAGGTATTATACATGGCATTTGAATTATTTGGTTTTGAAATAAAATCCAAGGAAAAAAAGCAGGGCAAAACTTTTGTAACACCAGAAAATCTTGATGGTGCTACACAGATTATTGATGGGGGTGGGATTCTTGGGCATTATCTCAATACAGATTCAGATGCTCAAGATGAAAAGAAGTTAGTCCAAAAATATCGTGATATGGCTTTTTCACACGAAGTGGATGGAGCCATTGAAGATATTATTAATGATGCAGTTATCCATGAAGAAGGTATGCCTGCTGTCGCCCTTGATTTGGAATCATTAGATTATACAGATAGTATTAAAGATAAGATACATACTGAGTTTACTACAATTCTTGATCTATTAGATTTTAATTTAACGGGTGCAGATTTATTTAAGAAGTGGTATATTGATGCAAGATTGTATCATCATATTGTAATTGATATGAAAAGACCAAAGGATGGAATCAAAGAATTAATTCCAATTGATCCTTTGAATATTGAAAAAATACGAGAAGTAAAAAAATCAAAAGCCGGTGCAAATCAAGTAGAAGTAGTTGACAATGTATTAGAATACTATCTCTATACACCAGATCAATTTGCTGCTGGTAAATATATGCAAGGCCAACCAACACAGAATGCTATTCAAGTTGCACCAGATGCTATTTCGTATGTTCATTCTGGTTTAGTTGACCAAGTAAGACAAATTATAATTGGTTATTTATTTAAAGCAATCAAACCGTGGAATCAATTACGGATGATTGAAGATGCACTTGTTATCTATAGGTTAGCAAGAGCTCCTGAACGAAGAATATTTTATATTGATGTTGGTAATTTACCGAAGTTAAAAGCAGAACAATATCTGCAACAGGTAATGAATCGGTATAAGCAGAAGATGATATACAATGCATCTACTGGTGAAGTTCAAGATCAACGAAAACATCTTTCTATGTTAGAAGATTTTTGGTTGCCAAGACGAGAAGGTGGTCGTGGTACTGAAATCAGTACATTACCGGGTGGACAGAATCTTGGTGAAACAGATGACATAGAATATTTTAGAAAAAAACTGTACAAGTCTTTGAATGTTCCAATCTCAAGAATTGAGGGGACTGATTCGACACAGTTTAATCTTGGAAGAGCTTCTGAGATTACAAGAGATGAAGTAAAGTTTGGAAAGTTTATCGGTCGTTTACGACACAGATTTTCTGTTCTTTTTACAGACTTACTTAGAGTTCAGTTAATTCTAAGAGGTATAATTAAAGAAGAAGATTGGTGGGAAGTTAAAGATCGTATTCGTTATATTTGGGCCAAAGATTCTCACTTCATGGAGTTGAAAAATTCTGAAATTATGAGAGATCGTTTAGAATTAGTTTCAATGGCTGAGGAGTATGTTGGTAAATATATTTCGGCCGAGTACTTGCGTAAGAACATCTTGCAACAAAGTGATGAACAAATGAAAGACATTGATAAACAGATAGAAGCAGAGAAACCAGAAGAAGATGAAATGGGAGATAACGAAGATGGAGATGAGGACTTCTAAACCTTATAAAACTATGAAATCTATTTTAAAAGTTAAAACTCAAAGTTTTATTGAAAATTATAAAAAGAATTTGTTTCAAGATATATTAGAAAAACCAGAACTTGATATAGTTAATGAAAGTGATAAACAAGTTAAGGAATGGATTAAAGATGGTACTCTTACAGATAATCTATTAGTTAACGCTATTAAAAATGTAATGAAAGAGAGGATTAAAAATGGTTGATATAACAAGTAATATTCTAAAAGATATTTTTGGTAAAAGACTTAATAAAGCAAAAGAAGGTATTGCAAAAAGTTTAAAAACTAAATCTTTAAAGGCTATTGAAGATTATAAAAATAGTTTTAAATTTGAGTTGCCGGGAACAGAACCAAAGGCAACAGTAGAACCAACATCAACACAGGAACCAGAGAAATGAAAACTTTTAAAAGTTATTTAAAAGAAGGTCTTGAAGATGTTAGACGAGCTAATCGTGAAAAAGAACGTGCTTTAAGAAAATCTAATAGAGACAAAGAATCCACAGTTAGAAAAGCAGAACAAGATAAAGAACAAAAAAAACGTAGAGCAGAACGAGAAAAAAACATAGAGAAACAATTAGCAAAAAATAATAGAGAAGAAAGTATAGTTCAAAAAGTAAAAGAGTATATTGAGAAAAATGGTAAAAGACGTAAGTGTGCAGGTGGTGATGGAAGAAGAAAAGAAGCAAAAGAAAAAAAGACTGAAGCATCTGGTGATAAAGAAGCTTATCAAAAATTTTTTAATGCAAAGTTAAAAAAATATGGTGTGTCAAGTCCAGAAGATTTGAAAGATGTTGACAAGAAAAAATTCTATGACGAAATTGATGCTGAGTGGGAAGGTGATAATGAAACCGATTGATGATATGATTAATGATGTTCTTGATGAAGTAATGAATAAGATGGCTCGTATGAAAAGAGCAAGAATGATGAAAACGAAAGGAAAGCAGATTGCACGAAAACGTAAAATTGCTATGAAACGAAAAGCAAATCCTGAGAAGTTAAAAAAACGAGCAGCGAAAAAAGCAAGAGAGATAGTTACAAAAAAACTTTTAAAAGATAAATCTAAATCTGATTTATCAATAGCAGGAAAAGAAAATTTGGAAAAAAGATTGGATAAGAAAAAAGCAGTTATTGCAAAAATTGCTAAAAGAATTTTACCAAAAGTTCGTAAAGCAGAAAATGAACGACTTGCTAAAAGAAGGGAAAAAGAAAAAGAATGAAACTAATAACAGAACATATAAACGAAGTTGAGTATATTACCGAAGGTAAAGGTAAAGAACAGTATATTAAAGGTATCTTTATGCAGGCTGATATTAAAAATCAGAATGGTAGAGTTTATCCTCATGCAGTCTTGAAAAAAGAAGTTAATAACTTTAATAAAAAATATGTTGCAGAAGGTCGAGCTCTTGGTGAACTTGGTCATCCAATGGGACCTGTTATTAATTTGGATAGAGTGTCTCATGTTATTAAAGAACTTTATGAAGATGGAAAGAATTTTATTGGTAAAGCCAAAGTAATGGATACTCCTAATGGTAAGATCGTTAAGAATTTTATCAGCGAGGGTGTTAAACTTGGTGTATCTTCCCGAGGTATGGGAAGTGTTAAATCTAATAAAAAAGGTGTAAACGAAGTACAAAGTGATTTTGTTCTTTCTACGGTTGACATTGTTGCTGATCCGTCAGCACCAGATGCATTTGTCAATGGTATTATGGAAGGCAAAGAATGGGTATGGGAAAACGGTGTTATTAAAGAAAAAGATATTAGCGCTATGAAAAAGACTATTGAAAATGCAAAAATGAGAGAATTGGAACAGAAAAAGTTAGAAGTTTTTGAAAAATTCCTTCAAAATCTTTAACATTATAAATATACAAGAAACAAATTACTTTTAGGAGATTAAAAATGGCAAAGAAAGAAACACTCACAGATGATGGAAAGCTTGAAGAGGTTGATATGGAAGAAGTGGAAGAAGCTGCTAAAGACGATAATAAGAAATTAGGTATGCCTGCTGTTGATGGTGAAGAAGGCCGAGAAGATTCCGAGGAAGATGGAGAAGGCGGAACAAAAAAGAACAG